ACGGTGGGGGTCAATCCCGTAAAGTGCAGGACCGCCAGATAACAGCCGTTATACAGCATCGCCATGGTGTCGTCGTCCATCCGCACCAGCGAAACGGAGGTGGTGGGCCTTTCGTTCAGCACCTTCACCGTGGCGCCCATGGCCCAGTCATTGTTGGCGTACTCTCCCGCTTTGATCCAGGTCTTCCCATCCTGGGCGAAAACCACCGCCACCGCGTTGCTGCGCAGGACCTCGGCTGCCAGGATGGCCGCCCCGCCGGCGGCGAAGCGGATCTCCTTCTCCTTCCAAAGCTCCTCCACCTCCCGCACCCGGTCCCCCGGGTACAGCGGCCCGGCGGCGGACACCGTGGCGTATCTGAGCTCGCCTTTCGGCAAAACCACCTGCTTGGCATATTCCTTCAGCTTGTTCAGGCCGTCCGTCTGCTGGGCACTCGTCCCCGCAGCGGCCAGCCCCTCCGCGATTTCCGAAAGGTTCCTTGCCAGCTCCTCCAGTCGCTTGGAGGTCTCCTTTGTCATGTCCCAGCACCTCCGTTCACCGCGTCCAGGACCTTGTTGATATCCCCGATGGCGGCCTGCAGGTCCTCCAGACGGCGGCGGAGGAACATTACCTCCGAATCCGGGTCCCTGCACCAGCTCCAGCTCTCGCCGCAGGCTTCCCCATGGCTCACCAGCCTTCCGTGGAGGATGTAATACTGGACCTGCCGGTAGGATACCGCCGTGGCGCCGTCCGCCACGTAGACGCCTCCCGCCTGGGCCGCCGCGCATACCCCCCGGATCGCCTGCGCCAAGGTGGACAGGTTTCCGGCGTGAAATTCATCCCCCGCCAGGTTGGAGCGAAAGCCCAGCACCTTGGCCCTGCCCACGGTGAGCAGGCTCCCCAGCGCGTCCGCCTCCCCCCGGTATGCCTTGTCCCCCTCCGCCAGAAGCTCTCCCAGGGTCACGGCATAGTCCTCCACGTTCCCCTCGGTCACAAAGAGGATCCCGCCGGGAAGAAGCTGGTCCGCCAGCGCCGCGGGCCCCAGCAGGGTCATCCCCGCCTTCCCCGCCAGCCCTGTGTTCAGCTCAAGATGGGTGGCAAAGTCCCCGCCCACGATCTGGCTGGCCCGGTCCGCCTCGAACTTGGCCCGGTCCGCCTCTCCGGCCGCTTGGGCGATCAACCCGGTATGCTCGTCCGCCCTGGCCTCCTCCGCGGCTTGGCGCTCCGCCTCCTGCTGTTTCCGCTTCTCCTCCTCTTCCGCCCGGGCCGTCTCCCCTGCCTGTCTGCCCTCCTCCGCCCGGGCACGCTCCCCTTCTGCGGTCTCCCGGGCCTGCTCTGCCTGGGTCCGGCCCCCTTCTGCGGTCTCCCGGGCCTGTTCCGCATGGATGCGCGCGGCCTCTCCAGCCTCCCGGCTTTCCTCGGCGTGGGTCCGTGCGTCCTCCGCCGAATCTCTCAGCGTTTCCGCCGCCGTCCGCTGCCCCTCTGCGGTCCTTCTGGCCGTCTCTGCGTAGGCCCGGCCACCCTCGGCCTCATCCCTCAGAAAATCCGCGAAGCTCCGCCGTTCTTCCTCCTCTGCTCTGGCCTCTTCACTCTGCTGCCGCTGGGTCTCTGCCTCCCGGCGCTGCGTTTCCGCCGTTTCCCGCCCCTGCTCCGCACGGGTCCGGCTCTCCTCGGCGCTCTTCCGTTCCCGCTCTGCCGCGTCCCGGAGCGCTTCGGCGGCTGCTCTGGCCTCCTCCGCCGCCGCTCGCAGAGCTTCCGCAGCCACCCGGGCGGCCTCCGCCTCGATCCGGCCGCTTTCCTGCTCCAGCCGCACGTCCTCCGCCGTCATAAGGGCGTTGGTCTGGTCGATGACCTGATTCACCGCCACCGCCACCAGCTCCCGGACCAGGCGGTCAAAAATAGCCTTGTTGTCCTGGGCCTTCCCCGTCAGCCGGTCAGGGGCGGCAACTACGCCATACCTTGCGATATCATCCGCTGTAATATGCTTGAGAGCCATACGCCCCTCCTATCTCTTGGCAAAATTGCCCACCACGTAGCGCTTGGTGATCCCGAAAATGCCGAAGCCCTCGTTCACCGCGTCGTTCTTCACAATGATCTGGAGCCGTTTGTACTTCTTCACCTTGGTGTTCAGCAGCACCTCCCGGGGTGCGTCGTTGGCGTTGAAGGTAAACCGCTCAAAGTCGATGTCCGCCCAGTCGAAAATATCCATGGTATCCTCCCGGCCCATCCATTCCTCCGGGTCCTGGTCCGTGCGGAAATACACCTTGGCGCTGGAACGGGTGTAGGGCTTCAGCGTCACCGCGTTCCCCTTCTTGATGAGGGTCTTCAGCACCATCACGTCCCCATCGTCGTCCGCCTTGGTGGACCAGCAGGCGAAGATGGGCGCGCCGTCGTCGCTGTAGCGCTCCATGCGGTCGATATCGCTGTTGAACCGGCAGATGCGCCCGTCCGAGGTGCCAAAATACAGGGTTTCTCCCGCTCCTTCCTTGTGGTTCATCCAGCATACGGCGGGGACGTTCTCCCAGTAATAGCACTCATAGACGTAATCTCCCTGGCTTTTGGCCTTGTAGGTCTTGTCCTGCCTGCCGTCCAATATGTACACATGGCCATTGACCGCCACCAGATACATCCCGTTCCAGCTCACCGCCGCCGCCTCCTCCAGATGAGGCTCCTTGGTCAGGCGGTTGTCCACGTAAAAGGAGCGGTTCTGTACGATCCGCTCCGCCGTGATGACGTTGGCGGTGATGGCATAGACCCCTGTGCCGGAGAGGAACATCTGCTCGTCCAGAATGTTCCCAAAGGCCCGCTTGGACACTGCCCCCACGCCGGCAATGGACTGCTTCAGCGGGAAGACCGCCTCCCCGCTGTTGCTGACGCCGGCGCTCCTCAGAAAAACGGTGCTGTCCTGACCGTTGTCCTCCTTGATGACGGCCAGATACTCCCCGATCCGTCGGTAGCCCATGATGGCGGTGGTCTCCCCACCTACCACGCAGTAGCCCATATCCGGGAAATAGCTTGGGTCGTTGAGCCCGCTGGTCCAGTCCAGGTTAGGATAATCCGGGTTCCCCGAGATCACCAGCCGGTCCGAAGTGCCCACGCCGTAGGTGGTCATCACCGTACATTTCCCCACCCGCTGCGCGTACCCGGGGACGGTCTTGGCGAAGGTGATGACCACCTCCCCCTCCTGTCCCACAATGGGCGCCTCCGGGGCGGCTTGGAAAGTCACCGTCCCCTTCTCCCGGTCCACGGTGAAGTCCACCCCCTCGGTCTTTGCCTCCCCCCGCACGGTGGCGGTGACCGCCGCCGCGTCCAGGTCGGAGCTGTCCAGTTGATAGACCGTGGATTTTCCGTCCGGGATGAACTCATTCCTCCGTTTGGGCTGGAGGAGATTGATGCTTTCGTAGGTCTGCCCGCCTCCGGCGGGGGCCGCCCCGATGACGGTGGTGGGAATATAGGCGGTCTCCGCCACGTCCCGCACCCGCTCGCCGTCATAGACCAAAAATTCGCCCCCGGTGAGGATCCACAGCTTCCCGCCCATATTCACCGCTGCGGAAGGGCCGCTGTGAAGGCCGCTTTTCAGCGCCACTGGGGCATCCCCGCCCCAGCGGTAGAGCTTGGTCCCGCCGTGAACCAGGAAGTGGGATACCCCCTTGATTACGGCGCAGAAAAGGCCATTCACCGGCCCCTCCACCTGGCAGAGGGGCCGCCAGCCCATCCGCTTCTCCGGCATACCGCCGGTATCCGCCACCACATTCACCGCCCAGGGGGAACGGTAATGATCCACCAAGGACGGGTCGGTGGAGAAATCCACGCCCTTGAAGTTGCCGTAGGTGGTGGTGCGGATGCCCACCCCTGCCCGCCTTGCCATATCGTCGTCGCCCCCCTAACTTACCTGATCCCCCGGCGCCTGCCGGTGCTGTAAAAAGCCTGCCGGACCCCGCCGCCTCCGGAGGAGGGCAGCCGGGTATCCAGCCGCGCCGTCATCCTCTCGTAGAGATCCAGAAGAGGCTGGTAATCCACCACCAGGTCCACAATGAGCTGCTGGGCTGCCACAAAGTAGGGCATACAGGCGGCGGCGTCCTCGTCCACCTCAAACTCGTAATCATCACCCGCATCCTGGGGGATGGTCCCGGGCACGGCGAAATATTCCACCACCACCCTGCCCACGTCCTCCTCCGGCAGCAGGATGCACCGCCCGCTCCAGGGATACGCCTTGGTGAGCCGCCCGTCCCGCCATACCCGGAAGACCTGGTTGAAATTCTCCGGGGCGGGGCAGGCCACCCGCTCGGGGATGGGAAGGACCGGCTCCTCCCCCTCCTCCCGCGGCGCCTCCGGGACGAAGGAGCGGATCATCCGCTTCCGGGAGGCCACGTCCTTCTGGGCCAGGTCGAAAAAGTCCGCCATGCGTACATTCAGGTCCTCGTCCACCTGGGTCACGCCGCCGGAGGAATATTCGTCAATGAGCATCAGGACCTTCCGCTTTCCCTCGCCCAGCGTCATGTCTCACCACTCCCCTTTTCAGCTTTCCCTTCCCCCAGGGCGCGGCCTTGCGTGCCTTGGGGGAAGGGGCGGAGCTGTCCGCTCCGCCTCCTCGCTCAGATCCCGCCGAAGATGATGGGCCGGGCGTCGCCCCAGCCGATGCCGAAGTCCACGTAGGCGGTGTACAGGTCCTTCATCGGGTTGTCCATATCGGACTGGAAGACCCGGGGCTTGGTGATGTAGACGATCTTGGTCAGCTCCTGCATCAGGGTCCTGTCGCAGATGGCCCACTGCTTGCCCTTCAGCCCGTCGTTGCCGTTGCCCACCACCAGGTAGGTCATGTCGTAGACCGGGTTGGCGGCGTTGGAGTTGTCCTCGGGGTTGCGCAGGGGCCGCAGCTTGGCGCTCTCGCCGAAGAGCTTCTTGGCCTCCGCCTCCAGCTCCGGGGACACCAGGATGCAGTCCATGTCGCACAGGAAGGGAAGCCCATCCGGGGTGACGAACCGGGCCGCCATGGCCTGGGCCTCGGAGATGGCCTTCACGCTCAGCTCCTTGTGGACGATGTTGGAGAAAACGCCGGAATCCGGGTCGGGGATCCGGCGGCGGGCCACATCCGTCAGGGAGGCAATAGGGTGGTCCTCCGCCGCCCAGGGCTTCCCGTCCCCGCCCAGGAAATGGGGCTCGGCGGCCCGGCTGAACATCCGCAGGGTATGCAGATACACCGTCAAAGCGGCGGAATCCCCCAGCCGCTGGCCCACCTTCTTGCACTCGCCCAGCTTGTCCACCTTGGCCTGCTTCAGGCCCACGGCCACCGACATAGTGAACTCCTCCGGCGTGATGATGGTGCGGAAGCCCCGCTTCTGGCTCCCCATATTCAGGTTCTCGCCGTCGTAGGGGGACAGCTCGCCATACCCGCCGCTGCCGCTGAGCTCATAGTCGATGCTGGTGCTGCTCACGGACCCCAGGATGGGGGAGAGCTTCTTCATCCGGTTGGCGTAGGCAAAGTCGAACGCCTTGCCCACGAACTTGTAGTTATCCGCCTTCCAGGCGGTGGCCTTCACATTAGGCATTGATACTCCTCCTTCTCTCTTACCGGCCGGCCGCCAGCACGTGCTTGACGGCCACGGTCCAGATCTCGTTGTTGGCCTCGTCCCGGCCCACGACCATCAAGGGCAGGTTGGCGGTGGCGGTGAGGACCAGCTTGCGCCCGTCGGCGGCAAGGTTGCCGCCCACAAAGCCCCGGGGCGGGAACAGGACGAACTCCTCCCCCTCCACGGGGGCCCTCCCCTTCTCCACGGTGAGGGTCAGCACCCCGCTGGCCACGGCGGAGGCGGTGATCTCCCGCACCAGACCGTCCTCCAGGCTCTTCACGAAACCGCCCTTGAAAACGTTGGCGGTGAAGGCCGCCACGCCGGAGGCGGTGATGGTGGTCTCGGTGCCGCCGGTGGCCGTCACTCTGGGGGCCGGACTGGCCGCCAAGGCGCCGGGGGCGTCCTGCACGATGATCCGCTTCCCGTTGGCCCTGGTATTCAGGGCGTCCTCCGTCCCCGGGTGGTTCTCCATGGCATAGCCAAGGATGGCCCCGGTCTCCGCCGCCAGGGCGGGGACCACCTTCCCCTCCGCCAGCTTCACCACCTGGCCGATGACCACCTTGGTGGCCGCGTCGATCTCATACTCCCTGGTGGAGTGGAGCACCGCTCCGCTCACATCGGATACCTGTCTCATGGCATTTCCTCCTTCTTACTGTCCCAAGAACTCCTTGGGGGTCATTTTCATCTCCGGGTTCTCCGCGTTCCACGCCTCCAGCCGCCTGCGCTGGCTGGGGGTGAGCACGTCCTTCCCGCCGTCCTGTCCGCCGCCGGTAGCGCGCTGGGCCTTCCCCGCCGCCTTGGTGACAGCCGCACGTCCGGCGTCGTTCACCAGCTCCAGGAAGTCGCTGTAGAGCTCTGCCAGGGGCTCATGGTAAAGCCGCCTCCCGGCGAACTTGCGGAACTTGGGGTTTTGCTCCAGCTTCCCGGGGTCCACCTCGGGATACTTGGCCACGAAGACGGCAAGGTCCCTCTGCATGAAGTCCCTCTGGGCCGCCTGGGCCGCCGCAGCCTCCCTGCTCTGCTTCAGGAACGCCTGGGCCGCCGCCTCCTCCCGGAGCTGGGCCACCGTCTTGCCGGTGCGCTTGGCCTCCTGGCTCAGCCGCTCCTCCTGGAACCGCTGTCCATACTCCTCCAGCTCCTGCATACTGGTCAGGGGCTTGCCGGAATAGGGGTTCAGGATACCCATGGCGGCGATCCTGGCGTCCGTCTCCCGTCTCACCCGCTCGGCGGTCTCCTGCTCCGCCCGGATCCGGGCCGCCTTGGCGGCGGCGTTTTCCTGGGGGCTCTGGACCGGCTTACGCGGCGCTCCGTCGGCGCCCTCGGAGCCTTCCCCGGCGTCCTCGCCCTCGCCCTCTGCGTCCGCGTCCTCTTCCCCCTGACCTTCCAAAAGATCCTCGTCCTCCAAAAGGTCCTCTTCTTCCTCGTGAGGGGCCACGGCCCCCTCCTGCCCGTCGCCCTCGATAGGCTCCTCCATATCGAGCTCCGGGTTTTCCAGCCTTTCATCGTCCATGCTGTTCCCTTTCTGCCGTTATTCGCCCCGGCCGCGCGTATTTTTTGAGGCCCCCGGCCTCCGGTCTACTGCATAAATCCCAGGCTGCCGCCTACCATGGGGAAAGTCTCCGCCCCGGCGATCATCCCGCCGGGCAGCGTGCCGGCCATGGTCCCGCCCTCCGCCGGGGCCGCCGAGCGCAGCTCCTGGGCTGTCTGCTTGGCGTTCACCGCCTGCTGCACCAGCGCCAGCAGCTCCGGGTCCGCCCCCAGGGCCTCCACCAGCTCCGTGGGGACCGCCTGCTGGAATCGTCCCTGCCAATCCGCCAGTATCTCCTGCTTCTGGGGGATGTCCAGCACCTCCACCATGGCAGAGAGGAGCTTGTAATTCTCCTGGGTGGGCTGGACCCCCGCCAGACTCTGGAGGGCCTGGAGGGTTGCCGCCTTGGAGCGGATCACCCCATCCCCGGCGTTGACGGTCACGTCCACCCTGGGCCAGTAGGTCGTCCCCGCCTCCAGCAGCTCCCCGCTCTCCGGGTCCATCGTTCCCGGACGGGTCATGGCGTAGTTGTCGGCGTTGAAATGGACCACCACAGCCTCCTCCGGCTTCTTCCCTCCCAGGAACAGCACCCGCTCGTCATCGTAAAATTCCAGCGCCGTCCAGTCGATCAGCTCATACAGCCGTTCAAACCCGGCGTTGCGGTCCGCCTTCTTGATCTCCATCTGGGTGTCCACGTCGCTGCGGAGCATGGCCAGCTCCGAGGCGGTCTTTACCGAGGAGGAGACCTTTCCCTGGTTGGTCTCGTAGTTGCGGTTGGTCCTCTGGATCTGCCCCATCAGCCATTCCACCATGGGCAGGCAGTTGCGCCCATCCCCCAGCCCGCCCAGGCGGGCCACCGCCCCGGCCTTGTTGGGCCGGACCTTGACCACAGCGCCGGGGACGTTGGTAAACTCCTCCCCATCCGCCAGGGCGTCCTCCTCCATGAGCACGATGTCGTTGGCGGTGAAGGCGTCGTTGAGCAGTCCGTTGGCAAGCTCCCGGTCCGCCGCGTCCACCATGGGCAGGATGGCCTCCAGCTCCGACTTGTTGTAAAAGCCGTTCTCGTCCCGGACGCTCCAGTAGTGGACGAAGGGGAAGCTTTTGTTCTGCGCCCCGGTCCGCTCCCAATACCGGGGGATGTATCGGACCTCATGGCCCCCTACCTGGATGGTGCAGCCCACCTCCCCGGCCCGGGCCCCATCCTCGTCCTCCGGATGCTTGAACCACAGCTCCATCACCTGGACCGTGTCGTCCTCCTGGGTCTCGTCCGTGGTCTCCATGTCGAAGAGTCCGCCCCGCTCGGTGTACTCGCTCTCCGCCAGCTCCTCCAGCGTCAGCCCCGCCTTGGCCAGGTCCTCCCGGTAGGAGCGCCAGAACCGCAGCTTGTGGACCCGGTAGACGTAGGCCACATACTGGGCGGCCTGCAGCCCATCCGCGCCGGCGCTGGGGTCTACATACAGCGCCTCCAGGGGCACGTCCCGGATCCGGATATCCCCGAGATTCGGGCCGCAGGGCATCTCCTCGTCCCAGTAGACCTTCCAGATGGCGTCCCCCAGCTTTTTCAGCCTCCGCTCGTTGGAGGTGTTCATATCCTTGAGCCGGTTGGCCTCGCAGACATAGCGCACCGCGTATTCCCGCTCCTTGGCCCGTCTGCTGTCCATGTCGTCGTCCCGGCCCCTGAACTCCGGCTCCGGGACCACCGGGTCGATCTGACTCTCCACCATGATGTAGGGGTCCGGCACGCAGGCCGGGTCCCAGGGGATATCCGACTCCCGGTAGGCTTCCCGCACCTCATCGGCCACCTGATGGAGGAAGTTGTAGTAGTCGTTGAGCCTGACCCATTTGTCCTCCTGGATGGTCCGGGCATTTTTGGCCTGGGAGAAGAGCCGCCCGGCGGTCTCCTCCCGGTGGTCCCGGCTGGAGAAGTCATAGCCGGCGATCCGGGCGTCCTCTGTCCTCTTTGCCTTTTTCTTTTCAAAGCCAAACATGGCTATTTCCTCCTGTTCTCCGTCAGGTGCTATTTCTCGGTCAGCTTCTGCCTTCTGGCCGCCCTGGCCTTCTCCACCGTCATCCTCTGGCTGGGCCGGAGGTAATGGGCAATGGCCAAGGCCATGACCGTATCGTCGTGGGCGCCGGCTTCCCCCTCCGGCCGGAGTTTTTCGTTGCGCACGAAGGTCAGCATCTCCTCCAGCGTGGTCCTGTCATTGACCACCGTCACATCCTCCCGGATGGCCTTGATAAGCCCCGCCAGGATCACGGGCCGGGTCTTTTCGTTGGTCTGGAACCCGTAGCTCTTCTTCGGCTTGTGGGTGTAGGTGTCCACGCTCTCACGCACGTACTGACGGGGATACCGCAGCCGCTCCAGCTCCAGCACCGGGTAGGTGGAGTAATTGGCCTCCACCCCCACCAGGGCGCTGTTGAAATACAGTCCCAGGCAGTAAAGCTGCTTTGCGTACACATCCTCGTCCATCTGGTGGCGGAGGACCGCCACCTGCTCGGCGGTGATGTTGTCCAGCACCTGGCCCACAAACCAGTCCGAGCCGTCCCCGGCGGTATCTCCGCCCACCACGTAGGGCCGCCCCGGCTCCACATCCCGATAGATGCGGATGAAGCCCCCCTCCGGGTCCTCCTCCCAACGGATGTCGGTCAGGCTCGTACCCGTGTCCTCGTAGACGAAATACCCCACCTTCACCGGCTCCGGCGCTTCGTGCAGGCGGCGGGTCACCGCCTGGGCGTCGAACACGCTCTTCCCCAGCACGCCCCACTCGCCCAGGGCATAGACGGCATAATAATAGGGGTCGCTCTCCCGGAAGCTCTCCAGGACCTGCTTGGCCTCCTCGTCCAGGAAGCGGTTGTCCTTGTAGGTGCTCCGGTGGGTCCTCACCCGCTCGTCCGGCTTGTCAAAAAAGCGGCGCTTGAGCCAATGGAGGATGGAAATGGGGTTGAAGGTAAGGATGATCTGCTTGTAGTAGGCCGTCTCGCCTCTCAGCCGGATATCCAGCTGATTCAGGTCCCCCTCCTCCAGTTCGGATGCTTCCTCCGCCCAGATCCCGGTGACGTTGTAGATGGATTTCAGCTTTTCCACGTCGTCCAGTCCGGTAAAAAGGATCTCCGAGCCGTTGATGAAGGTGATCCGCATATCCCCCCGGTAGACTTGATCTACCCAGGGGCGGTAGAACTCCATCGCCTGGGCCACAAGCTGCCTGAAACAGCTCTCCCGCAGGGTCTTGCCCACCTTCCGGCATACCAGCCAGCGGTGGCCGGGCTCGGTGGTCACCCGCTCCAGCACCTTCCGGCCGGCGAAGATGGACTTGCCGGAGCCGCCGCCCCCCATCAGCACCAGATAGCGGTGCCGATCAAAAAACAGGGGAAGGAAGGTCTCGTTGTTGGTGGCCTTCAGCTCCGCCCACCACCGGGCGGCCTCCACCACCCGGGCGTCAGGCAGACAGCTCTTCTTTTTCGTCATAAAAATCTTTCGCCGCCTGCCGCAGGACCGCCAGCTTCTCCTCCATAGTCATGGCCGAAGCCGACATGGCCGCCCGGGTCTCCTTGTTCATCCCGATCTCTACCCGGTCGCTGTACCCGAAGTTGACCTTCAGGTTGAACATCACCCCGGCGATATGCCGCCCCTTCTCCACCTGCTCCCACAGGTAGGCTTCATACCGGTCATCCCAGTATTCCATGGCCTTCTTCAGCTCGTCGTTAGAGCGGTAGTTGGACAGGGTGGACTTGCTCACCCCCAGGAAAAGCCTCAGTCCCGGCGCGCTGGGCGGCTCCAGCCATTTTGTGACGGTCCTGGGCTCTCCCGTCCCATCCAGCTTATCCGTTAGCATCTTGGTGGCGTACTTGATCTGCCCGTGCTCCCCCACCTCCCCGGTGGGCGTGGAGATCACGGCGGGCTCCCGATAGCTGATAGAGTCCAGGTAGTCGTCGATGGCTTTCCGCAAGGCCCGCTCGGTCTTATAAACTTTCTTTCTGCCCCGCTTTTTTGCCACGCTCCCACCCCCTCGGACAATAGCGTATCAGAGTTAGCCCCCTCCTAAACGAAAACTTTAAAAACCGTCTATCCCCTGTGCCCCAAGGGATAGACGGTCATTCCCACCGCTCGAAAAAGTCACGCCTGTACAGTTGGAGCAGCCGGTCGGAGAGGTAATACTTCTCCGTCACCTCCTGCCATGAGGCGGGGGTGGTCAGATAGGCCAGCAGGGCCGGGGCCTGCTCCCCCGCCACCTCCCGGCACAGCCGGCGAATCTTCTCCCTGGTCCGCCGGGGCTGTTGGGCATAACGCAGGCAGCAGAAGAAAATCTCCCCCTGCTGTGCGTAGCTTTTATTCACGCTTGGCAAAAACCTAAACCGGCGCATGGCCCCCTCCCCCCTTTTCAGGATTCGCAATCAAGGAACCGCCCGTGCGCCCCCGCCTTGTCGTGTCCAGAAATTCCGGCTTTGGGAGTACGTAGCGTATGTACGCAGCGTAAAATCCGCTTTCCTCATCCTGACGGACCACCCGCTCGGAAATCCGGGCCTCCTTTGGCACCTGGAAGCTTCCCGCCCCCTTCACGGGCTCCGGCTGGGTGAAGACAGGCTTCTCCAATCCCTGGCTGGTGCTCCAGGTCCGCACCTTCCGCTCATACCCGGCGTTTGCGATCATGTACCGGGCCACTCCCGTGTAATCCCCTGTCCCATCCAGATGGCGCAGGGAAAATTGATCCTCTGGCCAGTTGGCGGCCACCAGCTCCCAGGCCACAGCGTCCATCACCAGGTGGTGGTGCAGCCGCACCGGCTTCCCTGTCTTGGAGGATCGGTCCGCCGTCACCAGAGCCCAGCGCAATTTCTTCCCCGTCGCCTTGGAGTAGGCCCGGGCGATCCGCCGCACGAAGTTTCTGGCCTCCCGCTTGGCCTCCTCCTTGGTGGCGGGGAGCCGGCGGTCTGAATATTTCAGGGTCAGGAAAACATCTCCACCCCGGAAGTTGCAGTTGAGGATTCGGGCCAGCCGCTGCACCGCCTGGTGCATATTCCGCTCAAGCTGGGCCGCCAGAGTCCTTCCCCGCCGCTTTCCTCTGGGCCGGGGCTGCCTGCCCTCCGGGTCCAGACACACCTCCATCAGCACGTCCCGCTTCTCCACCACCCGGCCTGATATGATCTTGTATCGCATCAGCCTTTTCACCCTCTGTCCCTCCGTGGTCACATTGATAGCGGTTTAAGAGCCCCGCTTAAGAACGCGCGGGCCGTTATTATAATGTAGTGGCTTGTCCAACACTCCGCGGCGCTCCGTCTCCTGGCGGAGCGCCGCGCGGTCCTGGACGCCTCCCCCCGTCACCGGGAGGAGGCGCCTTCCTCTCTCTTCTTCTGGGCCGCCTTGGCCCGGATGTACTTTTTGCGGATCGACTCCCGCTCTTCCCGGGAGGTCTGGGCCACCAACTGCCCATAGCTCACCCCCCGCCGCCGCGCCTCCCAGCAAAGCGCCGCCAGCGCCGTCCTGTCATCCATCTTCCTTCCCTCCGTCTATAAGCCCATGCTGCACCGACTCCACAGCTCTTTTGAGCCGAGCCACGACCGCCTCCAGGTCCTCGGCGATCCACGCAATATCCTGCGGACATTTTCTGGTCAGCGCCCGGTCCAGCTCTTCCGCCACGCCCCCAACAGCCCGCCCTCCATAGATAGAGTGCTTGCGAAGGACCTCCTGGATCTTCTTATAGTCCTCATAGCGACCCCTGAAGACTTGGAGCCCATCCAGCTCCTTTTCCAATCTGGCATTTTCCTGAGCAAGTTTACTCTTCACTTCGAAAGCAAGCCGCCGGTTGCTCTCTTTTCCCTGGAGATATGCTTCAAAAAATTCCTTCTTACTGGAGAAAAACGGGTATCTATCGCTGTCCAGGCGAGAATAGATAATGTACAGAAGCATTTCCGGCGAATACTCGATCTTTCGGAAAATGGCCTTTTTTCTCGTGGTAATGGTCTTTTTCTCCGGGTCATAGTACATGAGCCCCACGCTTTCCGGCAGTTCCGTTCTCTCGATCATACCCTTGGGGCAGACAACATAGAGGCAGTTCACCAGCTCCTCGTAGGTGTAAAACTTGGCATCACGGAGAAAATCCCCCCGACTGACCTTGATCTCATAGCCGGTAAAGCAGGGGCTCGTCCAGCTTTTTTTGATCGCAAGGCCATCCAGGATCTTCAGTTCCCCGGGAACGGCAAGCTGAGTCGGGCCGCTTTTTACCTCTGTCAGAAAGAAGTCACCACCGTGCTTCCTCGCCAGGGCCGCTTTGATGTCGACGGAAGTCGATGGGACCGTCTTCCATACCGCTTTCATCCCTTCTCCTCCTCCGGCTTACAGCGGTAGGCCAACCAAACCTTGCCGTATTCCTCAAAGTGGTAGTCAATATGGACCAAATCCGCCCGGCGTTCGTCCCAGACACGGACCCATGATTTCCGCACGAGGCCCCATCCACAGAAGTCGTCTGCCTTGTCGGCGAACACGCTGTGGTCGAGAACCTTCACCCACACCGGCTCCCCGTCCATCTCCCGCAGCTCCTCCAGCGTCAGCGGCTCGTTCTTCTCCTCCTCGGCCTGGGCACGGAGGGCGAAGACCGCCATCTCCACGGCCTCGTCAAAAATGCGGTCACAACCGTCTACACACTGGGATAAATACTCAATTGCGTCCTCTCTGGTCATCCCTTGCTACCTCCGTCAAAAATTCCGAACACCAAGGCCCCGTCGACGATCCTGCCCTCCAGCTCCACCCGCTCGTCCCTGGAACAACCCAGCTTGTCCCGCACAAAGGCGCACATCCGGTTATTACCGATCCGGACCGTTGAGCCTGCTCCGGACATCTGCAGGTCTCCATCTGCCCCGGCGGCCTCCAGCGCAAAGAGGGTCCCGCCATCCCACAGGAAACGGCACGTCTTCCCCGGCAGTACCTTCGCAAGGCCCCCCGGGATGAAAAGGCCGTTCACCGTGACGGTCACGCCCCGTCTCCGCCTGGGGACCAGAATCTTGAGCCCGTCAAGCGTCACTACCCCCAGCCTCCCGCTCACTCCGCCCCGTCAACAAGGGCGAGCTGCCCGCTGAAATACAGGCTGTACACCGTGTTCCCCCGCCCGTCGGTCAGGTAGGGGAAAAACACCTCGTCCATGCGGACCATTCCGGCCTCGATGATTGCCATTTGGGCCAGCACCCAGTCCCGGATATTGCGCCAGCCGGTCCGCTCCGCCTGTTCCCGGTCAGCGCGGACCCCCTGCTCCCTGAAGACAGCCATCACGCCGTCGATGTTGGCAGGCAGCCGAAAGCCCCGCCGCCCCACCGGCGTATCAACGGCAAAGGTGACACCAATGGGCTGCCCCCGATCGTCATACTCCACCATGATCTGCCGCGCCCCGTGCTTGGCAAGAGCCCCCT